ATCTTAAACGCACCCGGCAATGCTAATCCAACATCACGGGTGATTGTTCCTGTTCTACCCTCAGTTACGAATTCTTTGGCTCTCATACTATGATTTGATTTTCAGTCTCTAAGTTGAAATTGTTTTCTGTATCAATATCAGTATTATCTGCGCCGTTAACTTGAAGATTCAACCCAGGAACTGGAACACCTGTCCAGGTAATCTGTGCTGATATAAAATGAAACATATCAGTATCAATCAGTGGATTAACTAATATACGAACATTGGACTCAAATAAATCCATGCTGTAATCAGTAAGTATATTGCCATTGAAAATAGTACCATGACCATTCCACTTGATATCACTACCATCTGTTAATATAGTAGCAGTTAATGTGATGTTCTCACTATCAGTGCTAGAAAGGTCGTTACTATTAATCTGAAAAACAGCTTGGGTAAATGATTCTGCCGGTGTTTCAAATATCACTTGATCAGCAGTGTTCCCGTAAGAATATGCGTTTGAAGTAAAAAACCCAGTGCTGTATAATTGTGTGAAGTTATTATTAACTTTCTCAAAAGCAGTGCGTAACGGATCGCCTTCACCGTCGTTAGGTGCTGCACCTACATTAATTATTTCTTGGGTCATGTCTGAATCCTAAACTATAGTGTATTTATCAGAGTTTTGGATTATTTGATTTCTTCAAAGATACGCTTTTGAGCATTATACCAGTCTATAAAACCCTCATGTAGGGTAGCGCATTCGTGGTATGTGACATAGTTATCTGCTACAGTCTTTGTAAAGTCAACTATGCTGACTTTTTCGCCCTCAATCGTTTTCAATGCCGGGCATTTAGCTAACAACATATCAGGTGCAGTGGGGAACTTAGGGACTATGGGAACTGCTGTGCTAGCACATCCAGCAAGAACTACAACTAAAGAAAGCATTAATAGTCGCATATTATCCACCTACCTTAATATAATCTGTGCTTACCCAGCCTTGCTTGTTGTTATGTTTAACTAAAGCAAACTTGTTATCAAGTTTCACTACATCTACTTTCTCTCCGGGGGATAGTTTGTCTATCTTTGGACTAGAATGATCTGTAGTTTCACGCAAGTTAGACCATTGCTTAACAATAGCACTAGTAGTTTTTTGTGGTTCTTGTTTAGGCTCTGTCTTTACAGGCTCAACGGATGCAGCTTCTGCTGGCTTTGTAATTTCTAATGGTTTGTTTTGCGCTGCGGCATTATGAGTCTTAATGACTATTTCTGGGATAGGGCAATTCTCTACAAACTTAATCACTTCTTTGTCTACAGCAACTTCTCTGTCAATGTATTTTGTGATAGTCTGACCCTTTTCACGAATCACTTTTGTTTTCTCAGCAACAATAGTGACAATTTCTACATTCTTTTCTTGGCTTTTTGCTTCAGCTACTGCTACTTTAGCTTCAACTTCTTTGACTTTCATTTGCCAAATTTCATTGTCGGCCATACCGCCTTCTAAATATAAGCCAAAACTTAATACTAGAATACTGATAATCTGTATAGGGAGTTTGTATGGGGCAATGAAGGGAATAAAGCCTAGAACGAAACCAGCGATAGTTCCAATAACCCCTGCGAAAAGGATTAGATGAGTTACATAATCAGGAAGAAATGATAGAATCCACATTCATATATTTATCTCTGTTTGAAGTAAGGATCATTAATTAACCACTCATAATACTTCTGAAATCCTTCTTCTACATCAACTTTAGGATCATATCCAAAGTCTTTTCTAGCAGCATCTATATTCAATGCGCCCCTAGTAGGGAAATCAGCATCTTTAGGATAGACAGATAGTGTTCCTCCACCTGCCAGTTTCAGTGCCATTTGTGCTGCTTCTAAAAGTGTGACGCTATGGCTCTTTGTTATATTGTAGGTCTTGTTATCAGTATTGTCACTTAATGCGGCAGCAACAATACCATCAGCAGCATCATCAACATAGGTAAAGTCTAATGTTTCTTTCTCTCCGTTGACTTTTATTGCTTCGCCGCGCATTGCTGTAAGTAGAAACTTACTGATTACACGATCCTCAACATCTAATGGACCGTATACTGCGCTTGGACGAATGATAGTATGAACAAGATTAGTTTTGCGAGAATAATCACGCACAAGCCATTCACCGGCTAATTTCATAATGCCATACTGTCCAATTGGTTTACAAATAGCATCTTCTTTTACATCATCAGTAAAGTCACCATACACCATTGAACTACTTAGGTATATAAACTTTCTTACTTCATACTTGTTACTTGCTTCTAATAAGTTAAGTAATCCTTCACTCATTGTGCGACTACCTAAAGCTGGATTTGCGTTAACTACTTTCTGTCTGGGGAAACTAGCTAAGTGAATAACAATTTCAGGTTCTTCAATACTAAAGATTTTATCTATTTCGTAGGCATTTGTAATATCTTTGTTGTATATAAAACTTATATTGCTAATTTTCTTTTGTCGCTCACTCATCAAGTGATTAATTTCAGCTTGTGGGATAATACCATAGTTAGTTTCGTTATCAACTATTGATACTTGATGCCCTTGCTTTTGTAGTCTTGTTACTATGTTGTGACCAATAAGACCTAGTCCACCTGTTACTAATATATTCATTTGTATTTTAAACTCCAAAATACATAATCTTTTGATTTCAGAAAAGCATGGATAGTGTATGAGTGGCCGTATATCATTGGATCGTGATATCTCTTCCAAATAGGAGCAGGATTACTATTTTGCATAATCCATTGTCCTTCTTCTGATTGTTGCCATTCAAATAATGGTGCAGCAACATACAAATCAGGATCTTCTACATCACCTACTTTAAGTTGTTTTACTACGCATTCAATTGTGTCGTGTTCTAATTTCATACTGCCATATCTGCTTTAATAGCAGTATAGCACTTGTATTCAACTAACTCAATATCTTCGGGTATGAAATCATCTATGTTTTTTATAGCACGATTAATCTTCAATGTGGGCAATATTAATGGTTCACGACTTAATTGTTCTTTAACTTGCTCAACGTGGTTAGCATAGATATGTATGTCACCTGTACTGATAACTAATTCAGCGACACCCAAACCACATACTTGCGCTATTAGATGAGTGAGTAACGCATAGCTAGCAATGTTAAAAGGTAACCCCAAGAACACATCAACACTACGCTGATACATATGGCAAGATAATTCTTTATTCTTGTTGACATAGAATTGGCACATAACATGACATGGTGGCAATGCCATTTGGTCTAACTCACCTGGATTCCATGCTGTGAGTATATGTCTACGACCATTGGGGTCTTTTTTGATACCCTCTATTAATATTTTTAATTGGTCAATTTCTTTATGATGTATACTACCTCTACGATTGTATGTAGAGCCAAACTCATCCATAAAGACTTCACTCTTATGTGATACAGGAGTAAGCCAATGTCTCCATTGTACTCCGTATACACGACCTAAATCGCCCTCAAACTTTGCTTTGTGTTTCCAATAACTTGCTTGTGCGTTAGGTGTCCAGATAGTAGAAACACCTTCACGGGTGCCATGTGTAAGTTCTGCTAATCTACGTTCATCTCTACTTCCCTCAATGAACCAGAGTAGTTCACCTACACACGCTTTCCATGCTAGCTTTTTTGTTGTGATGGCTGGAAAATTCCTACGCAAATCAAAGCGAAGGTGACGTCCAAACACACTAATAGTCCCAGTGCCAGTTCTATCATCTTTTGTCTCTCCGTTGTCTAGAATATCTTTTAATAATTCTAAATATTGTTTCATAGTCTACCTAATAGTTTATCTGTTTCAGGTTGCACGGTATCAGCAATACTTTGCACATTGAGTATGAACTCGACCCCTACAACTGATTCATCATATTCTTGTAATTTTCTACTCACAACATCTTCTATCTGCTCAGGATCTAATCCTTGAGTCAAAAACTTTTCAATGTTTATTGTATGTTGTTTTTTACCCTCTAGCTTGATTACTAATTTCTTAATAAACTCTACGGGTATTTTATTTTTCTCAACATCTTCAAGGATATGTTCCCACTTTTCGATGAAGTCTGGGCTCATTATGCACTAACTTTTGCTCTTGTTT